CTTAATAAACATAACAAAGAACTTCGCCAGCTCCGCTGTCCCCCGTATTATTTGCGCCAAACAGTAGGTTACCACTAGTATCATTAACCTTAACATAATTTAGATAGTTAAATCCTCTGTAACCAGATGTTGCTGTAAGTTCTTGATCTAGTTCAAAATTTTCTACGGTATTGCCATCAGCAAAACCGATTCTATTGTTTTGTAATTGATTATTATCTACACCTACTGCAGCGATTGTAACGTGCCCATTGGCATCGACGTCAAAGTCTTCCTGTGCAAAGGACGCAAGTCCCTTCTGTTCAGTCGCCTCGGCAGCGAGATATCTCCACCCGCCTGAATCACCACTAGTATGAGTAGGAGCACCTGAACCTGCAGCAATACCAGTGATTGCTTGGTATACCTTAGAGGCATTCTGAATGATATCATATCTAACGTAAGTAGTACCTGCAGCATAGTTATTGTACTTACTACCTTCAGTCGCAGTAGCGATTGGTACATTCGTAGCACTAGTTAGACGACCTCTGTCGTCCACTGTAAATTTCGTAGCGTTTACAGTTTGAGTACCGAATGGTTCTGAGTTGGATCCCACACCTGAGACAGATGTTAAAGATTCAGTATTATAATCTCCTGGGACAACTGCTGTTGTAATAATATCGATTGTGGGGTTCCCATTGATACCACCACCATCGTTGATAGAGATTCTACCTGCTGTACCTGTAATAGTTCTGGTTGACATTGCACCACCAGAAGTTCTAGAAATCAAACCTGTAGTGGTAAGACCTGCAACAGCAACAAGGTCTAAGTCATACGGTTGAGCAGAAGATCCTTCTACAGTTCCGTTTAAGTTATAATCTGCAAGAGTTGTTGGGTTTGTAGCATTTGTAACTCTACCTTTAGCATCAATAGTTACTTTTGTATAAGTTCCTGTAGCAGTATCAGTACCATCATAATGTGGTAATGTAGAAATCAGACTGATAGAAGACGTTAAGTTAAGGTTTTGTGAACCGTCAAATACACCAGATGCTTGTACGTCACCAGAGAGTTGAATTTGTCTAGTTGAAGCAAGACGTGCAGCAGTAGAAGAGTTACCAATAAGAGTTGCAGTTACCGTACCTGCAGCGAAGTTACCATCAGCATCACGCTGAACAAGAGTGTTTGCAGTATTAGACGTCGATTCGACAGGTCGTTCGTACCGAAGAGTGTTCCACGCAGTAACTCCATCACCAATCTTAAAACGACCAGTGTCAAGTTCAATGCCAAGTTCACCTTGAGCAAGGGTTGGGTTTGAGTTTGCCCATTCTTGGGCACCCCCTCTTCTTAACTGAATTCTATTTGCCATTTTGTTAGGACAACTCTATACGGTTTATGCTTCCAAGTTATTTATGCTAGTAAAAAGGGGTTCCTATGAACCCCCTGTCATTATTCTTCCGTTTCTGGGTCAGGAGGATGTGACATTGTTTCAGGTTCGTCTCCTACACTGTAGTATTCAAGGGTCTCGATTGCCCCCTGAAGTTTCAGTGCTTGGACTTCATTCTGTTTGATTTTTGCAGAGAGTTCTTGGTTCTCTTTAATAAATCCTGCGTATTGTTCTTTGAACTGTTTAAGCATCTCGTCTTGAGAAACCTTTTCAACAGGTGCTGATGTTGTCATAATTTAATCAGATTTTTGGACTAACGTTAGTAGAAGTGATTTAATCTCACTCATATCCGATTTTAACTCAGAAACTTCATTTTGTAAAGTGTTAAAATCCGCTTTCGTTTTCGCCTCTGCTGCATATGCCTTCATATACTTTGTGTAAGTATCTTCATCAGCACAGTTAAAGAACCCCGATGAGGAGTCCCTAAACCAATTATCATGTCCTTTTACAGGTTGATACATTATACAGCGAGAGAAATTGCTCGGAAGTCTTGGATAACAGGAGTTAAAGACTGATTCGGTGATGTGAACACAATCTTGATTTGATATTGATCAAATGCTAAACCAGACACTTCGTATTCGTACTCTTTAAAGATAGTTTTCTCTGTAGTAGCAGGAATTTGTGCCTGTGCATCAGGGAAGAACTCGAAACCAAATGTCGTGATGTGATCGGTAGAACCAGTTGGACGTACTCTATATAGCACCTTTATGAAAGTGTTTGCAGGGCGATAACCTGTGAACAGAACCTTGATTGCACCTGATGGATTAATAAGGTCAGCAGCACGAGTAATGTATACTGCATCATGTGAATCACCAACACTTAACTTAGCAGTGTTAGGATTAGCAGGATTATTAATCCTGTTCATAACAGTAGTCATTGACATTCTGTCTGTATCAATTAAAGGCGATACATTTGACTTACCACTAGTCATTGTCAGATCCAATCTGAATGACTTAGCACCTGCAAGTTCACTAGATTCGTTAATAGCAGAACATATAAGTTGAGGAGAACCTAATGTATTATCCTCACTCAAGATGATATCAGAGAATACGCCATCATTAGAGAACGATTCTTGTAATCTAGTAGTACCATCATTGATAGATGTACCACTAATGCCATTAATTCTTGCAGTAATTCCTGTTTCAGGTAATAACATTCTCTCAACTTGTGGAACCAAGATGTCATACTGAACGTTCTGTGTAGCAATCGCAAGTGGACCACCAGATCTAATACCAAGTCTAGCAATAGAACTTGTGGAGATCTCGTAAGTATCAAGAGTTGGATTAAGAATACCCTGATGAGTCTTATTGATTTCAATCAGAGGAATACCATCAAGGTTATAACACTCAACTACAGACTCATCAATGTGAGATACTGCATTTGTACCATCAAGTCCTCTTTCACTTACAGTGATTGTTTGGAAGTCACTTGAGATACCAGTGTATGAAACAACCTCAGTTCCTGCATTACTAATGATTCTTACATATCCTTTATTAGTACTACCGACATTTGCACCATTAATGACTGTATGGAATGCAGAAGCATCATTAACATTCAGAGATGTATCAGTTGCTGAGATAGCAGCAGTCAAGTAAGTAGGAGACACTTCTGATTTAACATCAGAAATGATAACGTTATTTGATGCAGAATACATGGAGTGATTGCTATGTGCAATACGAACTTTTCTTTGGGAAGTAGAGTACGTTGGAGTTGCAGTAGGATAAGCGTCACTAATTGCTGATGCTTCAACAGAGTCACCAGAATAAGTTACGGATGAAACAGTTGCAGTAACAGTAGATGTTCCACCAGTGATAGTTTCAGCAGGTGAAGTAATAAAGTCTGTGGAAATAAACTTCAATTCAAGAGTGTTTGTACCTGTAGTCCAAGTTACAACTTCAGCAGTAGGAGCAGTAGCAGAGTTACCTGTAATTGTCTCACCAACAGTAAAGTCACCAGATGCACCAGTAACTATGAGAGTTGCTGTTGTTTTAGAAGATACGATTCTGTTTGTAATAACACCACCAGTGTTAGATCCTGCAGCAAACGTTCCTGTGATGTCTTTGATTGTCAAGACAACTCCACCAGATGTTACAGTTCTCTTGGCAATAGTACCTTGAGCAAGTGTAGTCTTCTGATAGATTCTAGCACCAATAGTATATGGAAGTGAAGTAGAGTTAAGAACAAGATCAATCTCAGGAATGAATGTCTGGATTGGATCTGGTTGTAACCTTAACTTACCACCGTTACCAATATCAAGAGGAGCATTATTAAGAGTAACAGTAGATAATGAAGTAGTATCAAACTCTGCTCTATTGACTTTGAACTTCAAGTCTTCATACTGGTCAGCAGTCCATGTAGATGCGTTCTGTGATTTGAACAGCACACCTGCATATGGTTGCTCAGAAATAGTTCTGTCACCAGTAATATCAATCTCACCCATTCTAGAGATCCAGATCTGATACTCGTTAGAGTCAGAAAGAAGAACGAAACAATGTTCGATCGACTGTGGAATATAGACAGGTGCCTTAAAGGTAAACTTAGTTGCAACAGCAGCAGTTTCAGATAACTGAACAACACTTGGTTCTAAGGTTACGTCAGAGAAAGGTAGGATACTTGTGGTAGGGTATCCATTTTCCATGGTTCTAATCTGCATGGATACAGGAATATTTGTGTCTTTCTTAAAGAAGTATACTTCGACAGATGTAATAAACACACCACCTTCTTCATCAGAAATAAATGACTGAGCAAGAGGGTCATACCAACCAATCTGCCTAGTCTCAGTTCTGATTGTATTGAAGTTTCTAGTCTGGTTAACAGTGTCACGAACAACTTCAGCATTTCTAACAGCAAGAACGTTCTCACGAACTCTGTTCAATGTACCACTTGCTTCGTATTCTGCTTCAGCAGAAGATGCAACTGCACCTGCAAGACGTGAATCAGTATCAGAAGTAGAAAGTCTAATGGATCTTGTACCAGTTGCCCAACGTGGATTAGTATCTAAAGATGGAGGTGGAATAAAGAATGATGCTTGGAACTTACCAAAACGGTCTGAAACAAGACGACGATCTTTAACAATTGCTCTAGCACCAGAGTTAGCAACTAATACTTCACCAACTTGCACATTACCATAGAACTCACCAACAGCGTTAGATGCTAGTGCATCAGTATCAATGTTCAAGTATGCAGTAGTAGAAGCATATGATGTTGCCATCGCAGTATCATCATATGGGTTGTTTACATATAGATCATCAGGGTTTGCAACTTTTAAAACACAACCACTACTTTGTCCTCTTACAGTCTCACCAGGAATGAAAGGTGTAGAGTTTGTACGAGCATCAGTAGAAGGGTTCTTAATAAGTTCAATCAACTTAGGAGTGAAGTAATCAGATACCTTCTTACCATCGAAGAATGAATAGAAACGAGTTCTGGGTTTCAGTCTTTCAACGTTAACCTTAACGTTTCTGGATCTAATCCAAGGAATAGAAGTAGAAGAAATGACGCTATCACCAAGAGATTGTCTGTCAATTCTAGGAATAACTCTGGATCTAATACCAGATCTAGTTTGTCTAGTAGTGGCAAGGAAAGATGTCGTTCTATTAATACGACGCATACCACGACCAGCCCATACATCAGGTCTAGGAGATCTACCAACGTCCATCTCTAACCAGAAGGAGTTTCTAGTAACTCTAGATCCAATAGTTCTATTTGTAGTCCACTGATCTCTCCATGCGTTCCACTGAATAGGAGCAAAACCATTTTGGTCAACTCTCATTTCAGATGATACAGATTCAAAATCACCTTCAATTTGAGTGACTCTTGCTGGCAATCTTTGTGTATCTAACCAGTCGTCAGATGCAGGAGTTAAATCAATACGTCCAATGTAAGTGAATACGTTGAATGGGTTGATGTTCTCAACTCTAGAAGCATATGGTTGATTAATGATTGTCAACTCACTATATGGTCGAGTGATAATCGGTCCAGTCTGCTGATAGTTTTGAGATAAGGTTGTATTAACCTGTAAAGGAATGTTAGTTGTATAGTGTGAAGGATGGCACTGACCACCTGCAAAGTCTAATGCAGCATTGAAATCTTCATGAGAAGTTTCAGACTTACTATGATCTGAGAAATCGTCTACAATAAATCCATTCTTAAGTCTATCTTTACCATCAGAGTCAATAATCTTAGTGTTGAAAGTATCAGACTCAAGCATGTTGAGTGAAGTATAGTATTCAACTTGATCTAATCTACGTTCAATACCACCGATGTCACGCATGGTATAACGTCTGTTATCCGATCTAGTGATAACAATGTCAGACTCAGGATCAAAACCGTATGGTTTATGAGAGATGGTTGCTAATAGCATACCATCCTTCAGATTATCAGGTTCTTGAGGTAACTCAGAAGACTTACCTTTAATAACTTGGAACTCACCTGCAGGTGTTAAGAATGCTTTATCAATTCTAGGTAGATACCAGTCAAAGTCTGCACGGAAGTCGCTGTTAATTTTAGGAACGTCGAAGATAGTAGCATTCGGAGATCCAGATACATTAAACACTCTTGACTTAAAGTCAAATGTTGAGCAGTTAACAAAGGCAGGAGATGCAACTGTACCAGTACCACTGTAAAGATTCTTACATCCTGGTCTAAAGTCTAAGTAATCTGAGAGGAACCTAGTCTCAAAGAATGGAATATCACCATATGTTGTGTCAAGATATGATTGACCACCGAAGTAATCACCAGTTGCAGAATGTGTATAGTAGTCAATAACCATCAGAAGTTTTCTGATTGGAGTTGCAACACCTTTCTTACGAGTAACTCTAGAAACATCATAGATGAAACCAGTTTGTGCTACTTCTAAGAAGTAATTATCAGTGATAACTTTTGATCCTTCAATAACAGATCCAACACTATCATTGATAATCGCATTAATAGCAGTACCTGCACTGTCAAAACCATCAATGGTTTCACCCGACTGTAATTGACCGCTGAGATAAACAAGACTTAGTTTTAGAGTTCCAGAACTAAATGCAACTACCTTTGCTCTTGCTTTAGAAGTTCTACCAGTAACGATAGTTCCTGTAGCAAAGAAAGTTGGTTCAACCAGAGTTACAGAAGGAAGAACAGGATCATTGTCATCGTTAGATTCATATACAGCATGTAATCTGTAAGCATCTACAAGACCAAGAGAAAGATCCCTATCTTGAATTCTAGTACCGTAAAGGTTTGAATAAGTTAGATTATAATTTTGCTTGTCAAGATTTTCAATTGTCTTAATGGTTTTAATAACAAACATCTGCTGACCAGATTTTGTTTTTCTTTGAGTAACGTTCTTCGAGATAGTTGCAGTAACTTTAATCGAAGTAATGTTAGTTAAGTTATCAATCTGAATAGTTGTTCTATCAGAAGAGGTGAACGTGGTATAACCAATAGTACCAGAACTGACAGTGTTGATAGTGATTTGATCACCGACAGGGTGAGTGCTGTTTGTACCTGCAAGTACAGTAAGGGTATAATTGGCATCGGAGATTGCTTGGAACTGTTCATTCTCAGGAAGAGTAATGGAGATAGAGTTAGAAGCAACTGTTTGAGCATCGAAAGTTCTTCTGACAATCATTGATTCATCAGAAATACTCTTGATGTACTTCTTAGGCATCTCACTTAAGAGATCTGCATTCTGAACATTGTTCAACCTAGAACGTTGTCTGAGTAAGGCAGAGTAAGTTCCTGCAGAAGGAGCAGCACCACCAGGTCCAGGAGTTACATTAACTGTCTGTGCTTGATAGTCAAAGATAGTTGAAATTTGAGAACCAGTTAATGAGGTTGGGTTGATCTTATCAACATCAACATACTGAGTTCCATTAAAGAAGATTCTGTCACCAGGTTTAAGATCTAACGCAAAGTTAGAAGATTGACCAGTGATTTTTTCAGCAGAACCTGTAGCATCATAAGTGAATGTAGTACCTTGAACAACCTGAAGATCATCTAAGATAATATCTGAAGTAAACTCTACAGCATTTGTACTTTCATCTCTAGATACAATCTGTCTAGTATCAGAGAATGCATAAGTATGAGAAACTTCAACAGTATCAACGTTTAAACCATCAACTACGATCATTTCACCAACAGTGAAAGCACCCTCAACTTGATAGCAACTAATATGATCTGTAGCAGAAACACCATCTACAAGATATGCTCTTGCACCAGAGGTTGCACCGATCAGTACAGAACCTGCTTGAATAGTTACAGCAGATGCTAACTCAAGAACATTAAACATCTGAACATCAAAGATGTTGACGTTGTAAGTGTCATCAGCATTACCGAAAGTAGTGTCATCACCATCAGAGGTATGCTCCATACAAGCAAGTCTTGCAAAACCAATAATTTGACCTGCACCGTTTCCAGGAGTTGAAGAGAAAGTATCTCTTAATTCAATAGTTTGATATGCATTACCAAGAGATGAACCTGTGGAGTTAGGGAAACCATAAACATTATTCACAATAATGTTATTACCCATCTCAAATGGGATAATAGTATTCTGTGATGCTGCAGTATCTCTGGGTTTATCTAAGTCAACATAGGTTGGTGATAGAGTCTTAACTCTATATCCTCTAACATATGCAGTTCCAGGTCCGAACTCAACAGCATACATTCTTTCTGCAGTGGTATTACCCTGAGCAGTTGTAGAACCTGTTTCATATACACCGTTGTTAAAACCATCATCAAGGTTTTCTCTAGCAGTGATTTTAAAATCTTTAACAACATAGTCACCAGACTCTTCAAAAGTTCTGGTTGCCATGGATCTTTCTAGTTCATCATATGCACTTCTATCAACAAGTTTTTCAACTTTACTATTGTTGATTCTTAATAGTTCTAGGAAGTCCTTATCAGCATCGTCTGTGAGTAGTTTCTTAACTAATCTTGTAGAGATTCTAAATCTATGAGAACCAGGAGCAGCATAGTTACTTGTTCCAGCAGCGTTATCATTGAGACTAAGGTCATCCTCTGGAGTAATAATGGATTCTTGAATATCAAGTCCGATACGATAGGAGGGGTTACTTCCATACTGATCTAATAGTAAGTACTGGTATGCTACATCAACGAAGAATCCTCTGATGAAGTAAACACCTTCTTGAATATATGCTACGGAACCTTTCTGTAGTGCAGCAGTAGGTAACAACTGAGCAAATGGCGATCCAACTTCAATCAAAGTTGTACCGAAAGTGATCTCAGTGTCAGTAACTAACTGCTCGTTATTTGAGAATGTTTGTTGTGTATTCTGTGTGCCACCAGATTCGATATACTTAACGTAGAGTGTGATATATCCTTTTGTGGAATCTGAAGCAGAAATACTAAATAATACTTTTGCTTTTACACCAGATGTAAGACCAGAGATGATCTTGCCATTCAACTGAGTACGATAGTTTTCGACATCAGCACCCAAGAATGATTCTTGTAACTGGATAGCTTCGACATTTAGATCATAACCTACTTGACCAGGAATGACCATCGATCCATCTTTAAATAGATGCGATCCGACGTTCTCTACCTGATTCTGCAGAATACTCTGCATGGTAGTAAGTTCTCGTGCTTGGATAGGGAACCCAGGACGAAATAGCACTCGATAAAAGTTCTTACTCTTATCGAAATCGTCGTAGTATGGAGTGACGTTTAGATTGGTGTTTTGTGCCATTAGAACTCGATTACGATTTTGATGTCTTCTACTTGGTCGTTAGCACGACTGATTGATCTCCTATTATCTATGTACACAACCTGACCAGTGTTTGAAGCAACTTCGGGTTTTGCATAACCGTTGTTGAACTTCATACCCAGATCATATTCTGTATTGTTGATAGTTCTAGAAGATGAGTTTGGAACAGCAGGGAAATTGACGTCGGGTTGTCCTGCAGCACCAGAGGTTGCACCACTGATAACGTTAGAACCGTCAAACTCATTCTGTGTACCTGTAACTTCTGGGAAGATACCATCAACTGCGTTCTGATAATACTTCAGAAGTTTAGTTGTGGGATTCCAAGAAATTACTCTACCACGAGCAGTAACGTTGGTTCCACCAACAACTCGTGTTTGTGTAACAATTTCATCAGGAACATAGTTACCTTGGAATGTAGGAGAGAAGATAACTGCTTTAGCAGCAGAGATCGTCAAGTCAGAGATAAGTTCAGATGTACCATATTTAAGTGGGTTTGTAATCAAACCGATACGACGATAGTCGTTATCGACAGGGAAGTCACCCGCACCCTCATCATATGAGAGTTTGGCATTAATCATTACCCTAAAGGCACCGATTTCAGTAACAGCAGTATCACCATGCCCACCAGGAGGAGGCAAGATAACGTCAACCTGTCCACCAGTACCAGTACCGATACCAGTGATATTATCAATACTGATTTTACCGAATGTATATCCAGTACCACCAGATGTAACAGTAGCAGAGATAACTTTACCACCGTCAACAACGATTGAAACACGACCACCAGTTCCGTCACCGTTGATCGCTACGTTGTCGTAAGTACCATTGTTGTAACCAGACCCTGCAGCGTTGATAACAACAGTATCGACTTCACCTGCGACTGCATTGGTTTGAACCGCTGCGTTGGTGAAGACGGGCATGTAGTCGTTTGAGAAAAACTTAAGTACGCTTGCAACTGGAATAGTGTACATATACTTCCAACGATACCCGTCGCCAGTAGTGATGATGCTAGTGCTAGTCCCAGTAGGCTCGACAGTAGAAGGTTTGCCATTTGGATCAGAGGGTGATGTACCATTGTAGATACACTTGTATACTTGATACTGAGAGTTTACAACGTAAAAATCAGAATCATAGAGTTTAGTAGCACCTGAAGCAGCAGTCTTACTTGGGGAATAGTCATGACGATACATGTCATAAGTAAAACCCAATCCACCAGTAGTTTGTTCTGGAGAAACCCAGTCGATTCTACGACAAACTTGAACGGTATCTGAAGCGAGGACACGTTTCATTGATACCATGTCGTCATAAGAACCAGAAAACTCTGAGAAAGAGTCCACTGCCTGAGGCGGTGAGTTCTCATTATCCCAGGGTTGCGGTCTTCCAATAAACAGATACAAACGATCTCTCGTCGTACCTGCTACATCGTCACTTTGAGTCGCGTCGGGACCTTCAAGTGCCTTGATGAACTTTTTCGCAGAAAATATTCTAAACTGATCAGTTAATAGGGCTGCCATTTGCGGATACTATTTGTCCTCTTGTTTATTTATCGTAGTTACGAGCGAACAGTTGTAAGATAATCGATACTCTTAATTCTATAAGAGGCACCGCCATTACCATTAAGAACTTCACCACCTAATACTGCTTGTGCTGCAGCGTTCGCTCCTGTAGTGTCACCACTCGCATTTGAGAATGTGACTGTTGGGTGTAGATTGTAGGTGCCATCTACAGTTTGAGGGATTCCATACCCTCCATTACTGATAGTAATAGATGCAACTTGGTCTGCTGCAGTCGTCATAACTACAGTACCAGTTGCCTGTATATCACCTGTGTTCTCGATTGCTATTGTTGGCACTCCAGTATAGTTAGTTCCAGGATTTGCAATGATAAAGTCAACTATACTGCTATTTTGAGAGAACTCATAAAGTAATCCTGCGATACCGATGTTAACATTTCCAGTATTAAAGGGTATAACATTGTTGACTTGTAAAACTCCAGTTGTAGAATTCCAAGAAACAACAGTTGCTCTAACGCCAGAAATAGCACCAGTTACAACTTCATTAGTCTGGAAGTTTTGTGCATTACCACTTGCAACATCTAATGTGATATTTAGGACAGAAGGGTGTGCTACACCGTCAGCAAGTCCACCTGCCTCAACGACAGTTGCGTACTTGAATGGAATGTCAGCATCCTTAATACTGTCACCAACTTGGAATAGAGTTGTGTTAGTACCACCTTGAGTCTCCTCAATACCATAAAGTGAACTGAATATACCACCATCAAGACTAATTTGATTAGCATAGTCAGTAGAAGTATTCACCAGGTCAGGAATACCATCACCTGCTCCTGCATTCTCATCATCATCTTGGAAGTCTTTATCAGTTAATGTTCCGAGAGGAACTGTAAATGTAGGAATACTATTTCCTACAGAATCAATAACGACGTGTGGTAAAATACCTGCACCAGAAGATGCTGCAACACCTGCATCAAACTGTACAATAGCATCCTCAGTCGAAGGTCTACCACCATCAATAAATGCTAGTTCATCAACTTCAAATGTAACTAGAAGTTCTCTAGTAGCAGCGTCGAAATCATATACTTTTGCAATTTTATTATTAGCATTCTCAACACGACGTATAACTCTATCACCAACGTTGAACTTATAGTTAGAAGTTCCATTAGGTAAGTTCTGAATAGTATCTAATACAACTCTCTGATCGTAGTTGAAGTTTACACCACGAGTTAGACCAGTAAATCTACCTGCAGTTTTACTAGTATATGCAATAGTCTCTTTGTTGACAATGATTTGACCAGATCCAGGATATGCATCTGTTGAGTCAACATATATGTTTGTATCATTTGCAGTAACATCTTTGATAAGACCAGTAAGGTAAATTGCACTAGAGTTAAATGCTTGTCTTGCTCTAGTCTTACGTTTAAGATTTACAAGTTTAGTGAAGATAATATTTGGTACAGAAGTATATCCTTCACCTGGGTCGGTAATATTAATACCTGTAATAGCACCCTGTGATATAGTTGCCTCTGCTTTTGCACCAATACCTCCACCACCAGAAATGAGAACATAAGGTTCTTCTTGATAGAACTCACCTGGATCAACAATATTGACACCTGTAACTTTACCTAAGGTATCAATCGCAGCAGCACCTTGTGCACCTTGTCCACCACCACCTTCAAAGATGAGCGTTGGAGGAGATGCATAACTTCTACCTTGATTGAGTAGAGATAGACCAGTAACAGTTTGAACAGTAGGAGTACCTACTGCACCAGATCCTTCACCACCAAGAATTTTTGCTTTAGCAGGACCAAAGAAGTTATCACCTTTTCTAGTCATCTTGACATAAGCAACAGAACCGTTGCTTGCAAGTACAACATCACCACTTGCTATTGATGGGAATACTGATGGTTGTGCAGGAACGGTATCACCTTCAAATATAGGAGCACCATAATACTGTGGACCGATAGCATATGGATACACAGGATTACCACTACCATCTTCAGTCATGAAGTAAGCATAAGTTCCATTAGGATACTCTGGCGTTACTCCAAACTTACCATTGTATGCATCTAAGGTTCCTACACTAGAATCGTAAATATAATCTGATGTAAGATCTCCTAAAATATAACCATCGTTAACTAGTCTGACTCCATATCCAGATCTGAGGTAACCAAATAAGTATAATACTGTAGGTGCATCTACTGGAACTGTAAATCGTATCTCTCTAGTAGTAGCAAGGTTGAAACCACTGAGGTATTGTGCGTATGTAACGCTCGCTCCATTAATCCAGTACGAGATACCATTGCCAGAATAGAGAACTGAAGTATCACCAATAACAGCAGGATTGCTACTGTGCCAACCATCCGTCTGAGTAGAGAATAGGATATGGTTTGAGTCGTCATTTGTCGAGTCATCTTGATTAAAAATGTAAGTTTTTCCTCTATACAGATTCAGAAATTCTGGTGATGATCCATCAAATGCAAACTCACCGTTAGCAACAGTAACTGCATAAGTCACAGTGCTTGCAGTGTTTACAATAGGTCTAGCACCTTGAAGTTCTGCTGTATTCCTTAAACGGAAACTAGAAGTTTCCCTTGCTACTGCACCAGAAGAATTATATCCCCATGGTCCATAGATCGGGTATCCATCAAAGGACATACCAAGGATTCTAGAGTGACCATCTGCATATCTTGAGTAATCTAACGTTGCTCCACTTCCATAATAACCGTTGATATAATATGTGTTGGGAGTAACTCCTGCTGTCCCAGTTTGTACTGCAGTATCAAGTTGTATATAACCTTCGTCACCTGCATACCCAGACATATATCTGTGATTAGCACAATAGTAATATATTTTCTGCGTCTCATCACCATTCATGATGAACCATGGTTGCAAGCTATTTTCGTAATCTGCAACAACGTTTCCTGATGATCCTGTGCTTGTGTAATATAATGTACCACCATTTAAAGTTCCATCTGCAGTTGTAGAGAACTGCATAGAATGTGGTGCATTACCTTGACTATTTGAACTATCTGACTGATTCCATATAATCAGATTATTCTGATGAACTTTAATATCTTCTGGAGCAAGGTAGTACTGACCTGATGTAAAAGCACCAAACTCACTTGCATGAGTACCAAAGTCAATATAAAACAGACCATTGGTGAAAGTAATAGGATCTGCAGATACTCTAAACTTAAACCCGTTAGAACCTAGGCAAAGATCACCATTAGCAAAACTATCACCAGTAAGAAGTCTTAGATAAATTCTTGTTATAACTCCTAAATTATTTCTAACAATCTTTGCAATCTCTCCACGCCCAGTTCCCGCAATATCATCAACAATTCTACCAACTTCAATAGAACCAAGAGTCTCATCAATCTGATCTATAGGTAGCATTACATTATCAAATTCTACCTTAACATTCCAAATGAATACTCTTAATAAACCCCATTCAAATACACCTTTTCCAATTTTAAACTCATCTACAGTTTTACTGGTATGGTAATAATGAACTCCACTATCATTGATAGTATCATATGCAGTAGTATTTTTTACATAATCATATTTAATTACATCAATGGGGAAGTTTGTAAATGCATTACCTGCTACACCCCAATCGGCAGTATGTAATAGACCACCATTTGCTAATATACCAACTGCTTTATTTTCTTGAAATTCTCTAGTTCCTGGATTTGGAACGTCTTTACCACCACGAAATACAAACTGTTGATTAAAGTTTCTATCTACAACATCAGTAGAACCTCCAGGTTGTCTTTCATTTACATAAACCTGTGAAGGTTTTGGATGATTATCTGATACGATAGTTAATCTATCAGTTTTTGTAGTACCAGTTAATGCAAAAGTTCCCTGTGTTAATGAGTTAGGATGACGTTGCCATATTCTATTGAAATCAAATGAATCTACTACGTTTGGTGTTTCTTGTTCTGGAATGATCTGCAAACGTAAAGGATCATATCCACTTCCTCTTTCTAAAACTCTGACATGAATAATTTGTCCACCAGAACCGATGATCGGATATAATAATGCTGCTACAGTTGGTGTACCACAACCTGTAATTGTTAGGCGAGGGGGATCCGCAGGATCATAACCTGATCCTCCGTTTAAAACTTTTACAGCACGAACACCGAACACCTCATCAAAGATAGGTTCGATCGATGCACCTGTTCCTGGGACAGTTCTTGCCATTTATTATGATACGATGTTAATGGTTCCTTGCATTGCAGCATGGAGTGTACACTGATAATAAAGAGTTGATGGAGCATCAAATGGTACTGTCCAATATAATACTGCAGTTATACTACCAGTCTGTCCTGTTGTATATGGTGTTCCTGATAAACCCTGTGTGGATTGAATCCTAAATGGGTGTCCTCCACCTTCAACGCTATTATCAAATGCATAAGTAAATCCTCTATGCAGATATAGCGTTGGGTCACGGTTTTCTCCTGCAGGAAGTCCAGGTCCGTTGATTAGGAAGTCAGTACTTGAGTTCTCAACTGGTGCACCCACCTCATACCAGATAATAGGACCAGATGTAGGAGTTGGAATCCATTCAGATCCAGACCAGTACAACATATCACCTTGAGTTAGACCTGATGTATTAGTATCAGTCAGAGCAGCAAGTGTTGTTGTTAAAGTTCCAGAGAAGTTCACTGTTACAGTGTCTCCGACGACTGCAGTAGTAATGTTACTACCACCTGCAATAGTTAATGTATCTGTTTGACTATTTGCTGTTGTTGATCCTGTATCACCTGCAACAGAAGCGAACACGTTAATACTACCAATACCTGCAGAGTCATCTCCAGGTAACCATTTAGAATTAGCAGTATTCCACTTAAGAACCTGACCATTAGTAGGAGGTGTGGTGGTTGTATCAATATCGGTTAATAAGTTAACACTAGAATATTCAGTAAGTAACTTTGCTCTTGTATCTCCAACACCACCTGCAGTAATATTAATGTTTACATATGGGTTATCATCACCATTAACCGTGAAATAATAACCAGTATAGGTTGCTGCAGCGGGAGCACTACCTAATGCGTTATATTCGTTCTTATAAGAAATTGAAGTTGGGAAATCAACCGTGCCAGTAGCACCATCGAAAGTAGAAGTAATACCACCTGCAGCAAGAGTAATATCGCCAGTTCCGTTCGTAGCGATTGGGATATTACCGTTTGAAGAGGAGATGATACTATTACCATTTACATCCAACGCTGCAGTCAGGTTGGTGTAATCCGATGGCAAAAATGTGGCACCGTTATATCTTAATACTTGTCCTACAGCAGGGTTAGTGGTATCGACAGTAAGTGTCGTACCATTACCTAACGCTGCATAGATTTCATTGAAGTTGTCATTGACTTTATCGCCACCGACTCGCAGGGTATCCCCTGTGTTGTCATTTGCCGATGTGCCAAGACCAAGAGTTTGCTTAGCCATTACTCGCTACGATTTTTAGTTATTTATGGGGTTTCGGGGTCTACTAACTCTTCACCGTAAGTTGAAAGGTCAGGAGCAACATAATCATCAGGAACAACAGTGTCAACGCTGATGCCTGGATTTTGATATCCAGAACCAGTTGCACTGAGTTCAACACCTGCAACACCAACCAAGGCACGAATGTTTCCCTCGAATCCAGAGATGGAGTCGATTCTTACGGTAGGTCTAGAAGTATATCCAGAACCTCCACCAGTGACTTGAACTGTGTCAATGAATCCAGATGTCAAGAGCGCAGTTGCAGATGCGTTCTGACCGAATACAGATCCAAGATAATCAAATGTGATTAGAGAGTTTGATGATTCAATAACAGCAACTTCTCTATCTGAAGTCTCACCCTGAATGTCAATAAAGTCACCAGGTTCAATCGGTGGTACAACTTCAGCAGCATCAACGTCTGCCTCAGAACCAACGTAAGAGAATGCGACGAAAGTAGATCCGAATCTAGGAATCTCAGAGAAGATGATTCTAGAACCAACAATCTCAAAACCAACTCCAGGTTCTTGGATCACACCGTTGAGCGAACAGATGATGTTGTTCTCAGGTCTGATCACACTAGACTGAACACCATCAGTCAGTGTCAAGGAGTAGAACACGTCATTACGCTTAAGGTTGAAGGACTGTCTCAATGAGTCAAACTCGAATGAGATGTCATCCAACTGTCTAAGTTTACCAATGTAGAATCCAGTGAAGGATGCTCCAAGATCAGGTGCTTCAGTAAACTGAATCTGGTTAGAGAACGCTGTGTATGCGTTTGTAGCACCTGGGGGTTGTAAGATACCATTAACGAAGACTAGGAGATGTCCTGCAGGATCTGGGAGGTATGAGGTACCATTGTTCTGTGACAGATTGAATGTAGTCTGTGTACCATCAAATCCCTTGAAGGATCTCTTGACTCTTGCCTTAAGATCAACTTGAGTGACGATGACAGAACCATATGAATCAGGTCCCTTGATAGCATCTCTAACACCGAATGTTCCTGCGACATCACTTAGATACAGACGCTTGTTAACACCGTCTGGACGTACATCCTGTACGAGAGCAGCACCTGCACCTGCAGTTGTAACGATAGTTGCGATAGAAGCATATCCCACGGGGAATGTTGCTGCTAACCCGTAATCACCAATCTGATCACCCTGAGTAAATGTTCCTTGATACTCAACCATGTAGACGTAGTTATTTGCAATGTCTACATCAGTAATGATACCGTATGTGGCAGAATCTTGAACACCAGATACAACCTTATAAAGTCTGTTACCAACAGTGAAGTTATTAAGTCCACTGATAATATTAATACCAAATCTCTTGTATCCGACAGATGCGATTCTGTCACCAACACCGATGTCCAGACCTGCGTACTTAGAAACCGTAATATACTGTCTGGAAGATGAAGGATAAACAACTGCAGTTGTCTCAAAGTTACCTAAGAGAGATGCAGTATCAACAGTCAACTTACCACCAGTATTATCAGTAATTGCTGCTTCTGTCTTCAAGAATGAAGTAGGTTGTGCAGTAGCACCAGAGGTATAACCTTTGAATGGAATGTCAGCAACAAAGTCACCCTTCAGATTAATGATATGAACACGAGTTTCAATAGCACTGATTTGAGCAGTTGTAGAGTTAGTTGCACCAACAACGTTATCTGTAATTGCCCAAGGACCTGCTGTAATCTTAACATCAAGATACTTGAAGTTAGCATCCTCATGGAACCCGTAAACAACACCCGTGATCGAAGGTGCACCTTGCTTGGCAACAACTTCATTCATAGTGAAAGGACCATCAGTGATATCACCATCAATTCTAAATCTGGAGTAGACCTGTGCAACTAGACCCTCGTTGAGAGTGACAGATTCAACTTCACAATATGCGTTGCTAAGTAAACCGTATACAAAGTCAGCAGGATTGAGTCCACCGTTGACACCAACAGGAACAACTGCATTTCCGTATGCTTTTGTAGGAATAGCGATTCCATTATAAGTTGTAATACCGATGTAAGAAGTATCGTTACTTAACTGATTAGTGATGATTCTAAGGTTAGTTCTGAGCATCGCAGAAACAGATGCCTTAGTATAGTTTGCAGCATCAGTAGAACTGTAGAAGGAATAGAATCCTGCAGAAGTAGAGGGAGATGTCAAACTATTATCAAGAGTAGCAATCATGTATTGCTGTAGCAATTCAAGAATGTAGTTTTTAGTATTAAACTCAGTATCAGAGAAGAATGTTTTACCACTTTGTGCTTGATAAGGATCAAGTGCACCCTTAGTAAGTTTTGCACCCCAAACAAGAATACCAGTTGAAGCATCGCCAGTCCAAACAGTAGCACCACTGCCACTCTTGATGATAAACTTAGATCTTAGAGTATTGAAACCGAAGGAGAATGTACATGTGATGTAACATCTGTACCAACCATTTCCAAGAGGGATAGCACCGAATGCATCGGCAGTAATACCACCCTGAGGAGTAAATACTGTTCCAGTTGTACCATTTGTAAGGTTAAGATCGAAGAATGCATTCTGTTCACCTGCACCACCTGGATCAAGTTGTAGTTGGAATCTGATTGATTGTGAACCAGATTCTTTAACGAATCCAGAGAAGGTAAACTGCTGTGTTGCAGAAGTTCCAGGAGAACCAGTATCAAACGATTCGTTAGTAGTATCGAAAGTAACTGTGCCAGAGTCAAAGGTTTCAAATGCTGTTAAGTTATAATCTCTGTTAATTTCATGCTGTCCGTTTTGACCACTATTAGGAGTAACATCTTCTGCAGTTTGAGTATCATCAGGAGCAAGACCTTGATTATCAGTAATTGTTACATTAGTTGTAGGAGTCCAGTTGATTCCATATGCCTCAGGGTTAGTCCAGAGGTTTGTACCTGCGATCTGACCAGAGATGTTAGAAGTAATAAGTCTTGCGCTTGCAAGAGTTCTAACGTTAGCAACTTCAGTGTACCAGTCATAAGAACTACCAACTCCACCACTAGAGATAGTAGCAGTTGCACCAGATGTCTTACCTGTCAGTGTATTAGTTGCAACCCATGCAGTGCCTGTGAAAGGACCAACAACGAAGAAGTTAGTGTCAGAATCATATTCAAGGACAGTTGCATAACCGCCAATGTTAGATCTTACAACTTCACCAACTTGGAATGCTGTTGAACTTACACTCTGAATTGTAATATTATATGCAGTTGTTTTCTTCTTAGTGTCAGTTGTAATAAGATCATGAACGATATCATTAACAGTAGTGTTGACGAAATCATTATAAGTCCATGAACCTGCACCAAACTGAGCAAGAGTTTGTGTTTGAATCTCTTGTAAGAAGTAGTTACGGTTGTAAAGGATATGTTTTGCAGCACTTCTACCAATCTGTTTAGCGGGTGCAAGAATATTAATAGCAAGTTCAATAAGTTCTTTCCATCTATTCTTAACAGTTATCGCAGAACTTAGTGATAATGAATCACGAACTGCAGCATCATCAGTATGTAATGCACTGTATGCACCTGCTGTGCCACCTGTATCTTCACCATTTGCATAGAGTAAGTTATCAATTGCTTTCTCACCAAGTGAAGAAAGTTGCTCAATACCATATACAGTTGCAAGTAACTCTTGCTCAACCCCATCAACGATATTAAGAGTTAAAGCAGCAGTTAGATACTTAGCGATAGCATCGATAATAGAGTTATTTCCACCAGTCTGTAAATCAGAGATTGCACTCTCAATAATGAGTTTTAAGTCTCTCTGACATTTTGATTCACCAAGAGCACCATCAGGATATGTGAATGCTTGATACTGAACACCGTTTAGAAGATATGTAAACTCAGTAGTGATGAGACCAGTAATTTCTTCTGCAATAAAGTTTCTATTGAAGTAAAGTCTATCAGCAGCAACCTCAAAGTCAGCACCAGTAGGAGCAATAATATCATTGATTGTAGTTACAAGATTATCAATCGCAGTCTTGACGTTTGCACATCCACCTGCATCATTAGTAATACCCCAGTCACCAACGATAATACCATCAGTGTTAGTATAATCTAGATCACCAGTAACTGCTTGCTTGGCATAGAATCCAAGTCTTTCGTGTGCATAAACAGATTGCCAAACTTGTAACCTGATATGTTGTAACTCACCACTATTTCCGATATAGAAATTAGCAGCAGTGATAGTTTCTAAGTTACCACCGTCATAAACATCATCAGCAAGACCATCTAAGATCAATCCAAGGTCAGTCTTACAACGTAACGTACCATCAGTAGATGTACCGTTAGCATTTCTAGGCATAGAAAGTGCAAGATCAGGATATCTTGTAAGCATATCAAATGCTGCTTTATCAACGATAACCTTTCTATTTGCTCTAATTAAGTTAGCAGCATCACGGAATCTACCACGAGCATCTTCATCAATCTGATTAGTGTAGATTTGATCTGTCGTACCATTATGATAATCAACAACAAATGGAATCTCTGAGAAGGAATTGACTGTACCACCAACAAATTCGTATGCAGGTAGAGATTTAGTTACAGTTGCAAGATAATCAACAGGCGATGCAGCAGAAGCATATGTTAGGGTGTCAGTGATGATATCAAGTAGATTATCAGCAGTAGTGATAACATCAGCACAATCAGTAAGACTGTACTCAGACTTAGTGATACCATTAGTTACTGCACTTGAGAAGGTGTGAGTGTATTGATCATCAGCACTTGATGGACCAACGTTGACAGTAAACGTATTCGTGGTGTGGGCAGAGATCTTGAGGACTTGCTTAGAAGCAGGATCAGTAGATCTTGGGTATGCGGTAATTTTTTGGTTTCCATCTTTAGAACAAGTAAAGGATATAGCACCGTCAGCAAGGAATACTGCGTCACCTGCTTTAGTTATACCATTTGTGGTAGCAGATACGAAGGAGTGGGTGTAACTACCACCAGTAACAACTGCATTTGAAGTTGCAGAAACAAAGGTGTGTGCTGTAGTGTCTGAAGATGTACCAACATTGACAGTAATAGAATTATCTCTTTTGATAATACCGTTTGCTGCAGCAGATACGAATGTATGAACATATTGATCAGCAGCAGAAGAAGAACCAACATTAACTGTGAATGTATTGTCTGTCTTAGCAGAAATTCTTAACCATCTACCAGAGAAAGGATCAGTTGAACGAGGATAAGTCTTAGTCTCATGATTACCATCTTTAGTACAAGTAAAGGATAGTGAGTTATCAACAATTCTGATCTTGTCTCCTACAACAAATCCATGAGCATTCTGAGTGATGACTAAAACACCGCTAGAAGTATTGTAGGATGCACCTGTAGCAGTAGATGATACACCATCAGCAACGATTGCTATAGATGTATTATATGCAGGGTCAGGAGTTCCTGAGTTAGCACCTGTACCAGAAGCACGAGGATAAGTTTTAACTGATGTGTTTCCATCAGTTGTACAAGTGAATGATAACGAATCAGTAGTTAACTTAATGTTTGTGCCAACTGCTAAGTTATGATCACCAATGAACATCTTAAGAAGTCCAGTTGCAGGATCATAAGTTGTTCCTGTTGTTGGTTGATAGTTGACGATTGGTGACTTACCAACGTTGACTTCAAATGTATTTGTTGTCTTATTAGAAACTTCTAACCAACCTTGAGCAGCAGGATCGTTTGGTCTTGGATATGTATGGTTTGTAGCATTGCCATCCATTGTACATGTGAATGTCAATGAATTATCAGCAAGTTGAATACTATCACCATTTTCTAAGTTATGACCATTAGAAGTGATGACCAATACACCAGTTGTAGCATCATAAGTTGCATTAGATGCTGTGATAGTAGTATCACTTACTAAGTTGTGACTACTAGAGGTGATAACCATGTCACCAGTAGCAGGATTATATGTTGCCCCTGTTGGAGTAAACTGAGTTACTGATTGTGAAAGGTAGTCAGACTCAGTAATTGTAGTATCAAACTTCTGAGTGAAACCATGATCACCTTGAACATCCCATGGAGTGTTAGTGATAACATACTTAAGTAGTTTACCAACAGTCTCCAATACATACAGAGATTCTTTTAGATCATCGGAAACATGTAGAAGAGTGATTGGGTTTGTAGTTCTATTAACATAAAGTGCAGCAGCATCCCAAATGTGACTGTTAGATCCATTTCTAAAGTCTTCAATCATTGCACTTACAATGTCTTTAACATCATCTTCACAGTTAACTTCTCCACCAAGAACAGTAAAGAATGGATAACGTGCCTTCATGATATACACTGCCTCTTGAGCAATGAAGTCTTTATTTAAGATGAGGTTATCAGAAGCATTGATATATCTGTGTGTCTTTTTATTAAATCCTCTGCTCGCAACACCAACGTTGACAGTAATTGTAGTTCCTGTAACTGCAGTGATATTAAGGGTTGCACCGTAAGAAGGATCAGTCAGACGAGGATAAGTATGCTGAGTAGCATGATTATCTTTCGAGCAAGTGAAGGTTAAAGAGTTTGCAGCAATCGTGATAGTATCAGATGTTGTATAACTATGAGATCCGATATTAATTTCCATCGAACCTGTAATTGCATCATAATCAACTGCAGTTGGAGTGAAACTACTTGATCCAGTTACAGATACTGCATTACTCGATGCAGAAACAAATTTATGAACACCACCGATCAATCTAGCAGTTGCACGGATTGCATCGTTATTAATGTATTCGTTGATAGTGAAATCTTGAGTACCAGACCAGTCTTCTAAGAATACCTGTTTATCAGCACCATCAAAGTGCCATAGAATCTTGGTATTAGTATCACCTTGGAAAATACCATTTACAGGAGTAAACGGAATAGTAGAATAGCGAGTAGTAGCACTCAATCTAAGTTCGTCGATATGACCATAGAATGCATTTCCAAGAGCATAAGATGCACCAAGAACGAATGGTTTGGCAGCATAGTTAGTGCTATCAGTTCCAGTTCCTGCTTCTGCGCCATTGATGAAGATCTTAACGGTAGTAGAAGTTCTTTGAACAGCGATATGAGTCCAAGTATCTTGAGCAATCGTAGTTGCACCAGAAGTTACAATATCAGAGTTACTTACGTTGTAACGAACTTGTCCTGCATTTAAGTAGAGATGACCTGCAGCATCAGTGGATGCTGTTCTAAAGTCAAGGATAGAATGAATACCACTGATAGAGGATGCTGCTGCCTTGATATAAAGTTCAATAGTATATCCTGCAGTACCCCATGCAAAATCACTGCTAGAATCAACACTTAAGTAATCTAAAGAAACTTGTGCAACACCAACATCTACAGTAATCGTTGTGGAAGTTACCGCAGAGATTGTTAATGCTTGTCCAGACGCAGGATCAGTTGATCTTGGATATGGATGATTTGTTGTATTGCTATCAGCAGTACAAGTAAAGGTTAAACCACCGTCAGCAATAGTAACTTTATTACTTGTGGTCAAACTATGGGTTCCAATATTGATGACTAATGTTCCTGCCTCAGGATCATAAGTCGTACCCGCTACAGCAGTATGTGTAGAAGTAGCACCGTTTGATGCTTGGATGGCATTAGCAACGCCACTTACAAATGTGTGAGTATGATTTGCTCTACCTAAAAGAAGAGATGCAGTACCAAACTTCTTAGTTGAAGTATCAATCTGTGCTTCACCTTCCCAAGTTGGAATATTATAATCTAAACCGCCACGCTGTGATCTACCAACCTTACCGAGGAAGATAGTAGAACGTGCAGAGTTTGCACCAATAACTTCTGCCTTAGTATCTCTAGATCTAATAATTTGACCTGCTTGGAAGAATCCAGAACCGATTCTGTCAGTGAAAGTAAGTTTTCTGATCTTAGCAGATTCTGTAGGAAGGAATTCACCTTGGTTATTACCATATTCAATCTTATAGTTACGAATATACTCATTCTCTTGGAATGTGCCAGTTAAGTTATCATAAGGAATAACATAGTTGTTTATTTGCTCATTAGCAGGGAAACTACTATCGAATGCAGTACTGTTGTCAGTGAAATCAACAATACCAATCTGAGACTTGGAGATATCATCAAGAACGACGTTCGGATATGTCTGAGAAGTGATTCTGTTGAATAGTAATCCAAAGAAGGAAGAACCTTCGGAAATGTTAACCTGACCAATAAACTCTTGAGTTGTAGGATCTTGATAGGTTGAAGTTTGGGTAACACGAGCAACAACACCAGACTGTGCACCAATAATAACATCATTTAACTGAATATCGAATAATCCAGGTGTTGATTGATAAGTACCTGCAATCTTACTTAATGTAAGTGCATTAGTAATAGAAATGTCAGTACTGTAACTAGGAGCATCTTCTTGATGAGAAACTGGTGTAGTTCCGTTCTGACCTCTGGTTATAACAAGAGTTGTTGAGTCATTATTTTGAGTAACAGAATCTACTCTGAAGATTTCAGATCCTAATTGATAGTTGGTTGCTGCAACAAACACACCTGGAGTAACTGGATAGTCAGTACCAGTATTATCTGTCTTGTATGCAACCATCTCAATAGATGTAGTCGCTGCACCGATGGTGTATCGTAACTGAGCAAGTGGAGTTTCTGCACCGCTGGCGAGGTTAATTTGTTCAACTTTTGCAGTATCACCTGTAAGGTTCGTAATGTTTTCACCGAAGACAAACAGACCGATATTAGAAATGCTAGTTACAGTAGCAACGTTAGCAGCAAAACCAGTTGCACCAACAGTTACTAGTTCACCGATAGTGTATGTTCCTTGAGTGATGAAACCATTGATAGTATTACCAACAACAGTGGTAACAGTCAATCTTGCCTGAGACGATGTGCCAACTACGGTCATACCTGCAGTTGGGAAAATACCACTGATATTATTGAATGTTAGAGCAACAGTTGCAATCTGATTGATAGAAACGTTTACATACTTAACACTTGCAGGAGGTTGAGGTGGTTCTGCAAAGACAACTGAATCACCTTGAATCTCAAATGCAGTTCCTGGAGTTTGAACAACACCATTAAGAACAATCATCAACTGGTTAGCATTCGCAACAACGTTGTTACCATCAACAGTTAGAGGGAAGGAAATCTTTTGACCATCAAACTGAGTAGAAATATCATCAAGTCTCTGTACAACAGAAGTTAGAATGTTCTCAGAAGAAGTTAGTCGTTTTTGTCTGAATAGTACTTCAGTATTATTGAACTCAGAGTAAACAGGTTCAACAAGAGCAAAGTTTTGAATATTAGGAACAATTGCATCTCTTGCAAGTTCAACAGACTTAGTTAACTGGAAGAATGTCTCTTTATTAGGAATAAATCCATAATCATTGAGATCTAACTCACCAAATACTTTAAATGATGCGGGGTGAACGTTCTTGATAAGAATCTCTTTCCATTCACCAATAGAAACAGCAGACTTAACAGCATATGAGAAGTCTTGATAATAGTAACTATCTTGAATCTTCTGAATAATCTCAGATGGTTTACCAACGTCATCGATAAACTGACCTGTAGTTTTAGTAACAGAACCAATCTCAAGAACACCTTTAGCAACTTTGATATCAGTCATGATACCAGAAGACTTAGAAATCACACCAGTGATTCTTTGACCAGTAGAGAACTCTCCAGTATAGTCAACAATCTTAAGAACTCTAGGTCCAACTTGCCAACCTGCGTTAGTAGAAACATATCCAGTTGCAGTTGAAGTAGATAAAGATTCACCCTGATATACAAGTTCTCCTTCTAAGAAAGTAGATGTAATAACGTTTGCTGTAGCAGCACCACCAAATGATTCAGTAAGAACCTGTTGACGACCTGTACCTGCGTTGACATATGCCAATGCATCACCAAGTGAAGCGTTAGCAGAAGTGATCGCAAGTTTTAATTGATCATTTTCAAGAGAGTTAGCAGAACCTGCAATAGCATAGTAAGTAGTAGTTCCATTCAATCTACCAGTTGCACCTGCAGATAGAGGATAAGCAACACCGTCTCCAGTGTCAACAACATTCAGTGTGACAGCAGATCCGTTTGTAATACCATGTGGGAAAGCGAACTGTAAGAGTCCCAAGTCAAGGTTAACAACATAGTTGAATGAAGATCTTAGTGATACAGTAGGAGTTGAAGAATATCCTGCACCAGGATCTTTAACAATAATAGTATCAAGACGACCATTCTTAGTTGTTGCTTCTGCAATAGCACCACTACCACCACCTCCAGTGATGACAACAGCAGGTGCTTGAGAATATCCAGTACCAGGATCGGTAACTGTAATACTATCGAGAATACTTGTAGATGTTAACTGAGCATTGATTGGGAATGTAATCTCAGGACGTAATGTATAGTCATGAGGATAGTCATAACCAAAGTTATTATTTTTAAGTTTCTTAATCTTACCAACACTAGATCCTTGAGTGAAGATAGATGCACCAGAACCGAATGGTGGGATAACAACTACAACTTCAGCACCAGATCCAGTCAAACCAGATCCTAAGATACCAGACACTGACTCAATATCAATGCTTGCTGTAGTGTATCCTTTACCAGGAGATGTAACAGTTACTAGTTGAATCTGACCAGGGATAGTTACGCCATTAGCATCTTGTCCGTCAGCAACATTAATAGTAACAAATCCACCTTCACCGTCACCTGCAATAGGTACACTGGTGTACTGTCCAACAGCATATTCAGTTCCAGGATCATTAATTTGAATTCTTTCAATTTGTCTAGTTGATTGAATACCAGTAACAACAGGTAATCTAGTATAGAAACCACCTGGGTTTACAATACGAACAGCGTTAATTGATCCAACTGCTCTTAAGGAAGAAGTTGCATAACTTGCTTGGTTGATATCAGCAGCACCTTCTGGTTCGTTAAGAAGAGGGAACTTGATAATATCAGCACCACGAGTAATAGTCTGACCTGCAACAGAGGAGATCACAAAGTTACCCTTATATGGAGAGTCTACAACATCGAGGTAACTACCAGGCACAACAGGAGAATCAGAACCAGTTCTAGAAGGGTCAAAGTAGTAAGAAATATTAGTAACAATTGTTGGGTCAACTTTTAGTTTCACAGATGGAGTAGGTGATCCTGCTCCAGTGACACCAGGGGTTCCGACCCTTTCAATAGAGTTGAATGAATATTCAAGTTTGTATAGACTATCCTTAGCAAAGGAAAGGTTGCCACCAAGAAGTGAGGAGTGACTTAAGTCAAAGATATACTGGTGACCATAGTACATCTTCAAAGTCGGAGACTTCATGAAGATATTGACATTTCCTGCAGTTGTAGCAGGTGAAGTAACTGCTGCTTGATTTAACTTATAAGTGAATTCAAGAGGACTGATAACACGATCAACAGGGAATGCACCATCGTATTCATCATATACAACACTACCTACAGTCTGAGATGGGTTACCATCAACATAAAGTACGTCTCCTGCAGAAAGGTAATGACTAGTACTTGTAATAACGTAAACTTCATCACTGTTTGCAACAGAAGAAACTTGTAAGATCTTATCAAGATTAGCAACTAATGTAATTTTGGTTACGCCAGTTAAGTTTGTTATCTGTGTTGTGCTATATGCTGCATTGAATGAGATATCACTGGAAGTCAGTTGTACAACAGAACCAACGATGAATGGAGAAGAACCCCCTACTTCATCGATTCTTACAGAGTAATCAATAGTTGCAAATGGTTTGAATTTAGCAAATGAGTCAAGATTTTGACTACCTGCTGCGTTGTAAGTACCATCTAAATTATATTTGTCAAGATCAATATCAAAAGTTCCTGGAGTTGTATTATTAACTAATGGGAATGTATAACCCTCAATAACGTTGATATCATTTGGAATAGGTCCAACAATACCATAAGTTGATTGCTCACTAAACTGTTCAGTTACTAAGTTTCCAGTAGCAGTATCATCTGTCCATGTATTATTGTTTACAGCAAGATATACTTTATTATTTGCATCATCAACTCTTACGATATAACCGCTGTTGACAAATGTTCCAGCAGCATTGTTTAGACGTAACTTACTACCAACAGTAAACCTAAATGACTGATTTATCGTTAACTCTTGAATGTTATCAATCTTAGTTGTAGGAGTAACCTTGAAGAAATATCTGTCTTTAACAACAGCAGATACATTAAGTTTCTGAGATCCAGGAGAAGGAACAGTTGCAGTTCTAGAACTCCAAACATCCTGAGTATAAGTAAGAGTCTCAGTTGCAGGAGTCATATTGATTGTAGCATCATCAAAGTCAAGAGATTGGAATCCTGCCTCAGATAAAGCATAACCAGTATTCTGCATTGTAAGAGTACTACCAGTTACAGGAGTAACAGCAGTTCTTGTAAATCCTAGTTGAGTATTAGTTTGAGTAGAAACTGTACCGATTCTTGCAGCATCAGCATTCTTATCAATTTTAAGTGAGAATCCATCATAATCGATGAAGTCATATCTGTTAAGGTTAGTAGTGAACCATGCAGTATCAGTCCAAGTGTATTGGAGACCAAATCCACCTGCAGTTGGGAATGCACTAACATCAGAAGGAACAGTAGGAGTAATCGCTCTGTTTCTTAATCTGAAGTTATCAACATGGAACTGACCTTGCTCATTGATTCTAAAGTTACCTGCACTACCAGATCTACCAGGGATCTGACCAACATAAAGATGCTTACTACCAAGAGCAGTACTAGGAACTGTAGATTGAATTGCTTGAATACCGTTCACATAGACGGTAAAGACATTTCCTTCTTTCTTCAATCCAATAAACTGCCATGTATTATCAGCAAACATGTTGTTGAGAGAGGACTGTCCTGCACCAGATGCACTATTAAGTTTAGTAGTTGCGTTAGTTACAACAAGTTCTAAGTATCCGCTACTTACGTCATAGTATAACCAAAGACCACCAGTTGCCTCTTCAGCATCACCGATAGCAAGAAGAGTATGTTGAGTGATACTACCACCAGTTAAACTTGATGTATTAGTATCTTTATAAATCATCATCTCAACAGTGAAGTCACTATTAAGTCTTGCTCCTAATTGAGCAGAAGTAATTTGCAGATTACCTTGAGTCCAAGTAGTTGCACCAGTTGCATAACCATGGATCTTAGCAACATCATTGGCATAAGTGATGGAGTTGTTTGTTGATGTAGAAGTTAAGGTATAATGAGTAGTTGTATCAGCATTAGACCCTGCAGTGAAGGGGAAGATAAACTCGTTTCTATTCCATTGAGTTTGTCCAACAATATTAATATCACCAGAGTTATCAACATCAACAGAGTAAGCAGTAATACCCTCAGTATTGTTTTGTGTAAATTGGTTAGTTGTATGATTTTTAATTTTTCCGTCATAACCAATCTTGACAGTATCAACAGTAGGTAAAGTATTGGTATTATTGGTGCTAGTAAACGCAATGTTTAAATCACCAAAGATATCAATTGCAGAACTAGGAGTAACAGTAATAGATCCTCCAGTTGGAGCAAGATAACGATAGTTCCAGATAAATGTGCCATTTGCATCAATCTTACCAACCCAGAAACTATCTCTAGTAGTATCGTCTGACTTAAGTCTTAGACCACCAGTAACATAAAGTTCTTTGAATTCATCAATAGCAAGACTAGTATCCATAATAGAATACAGACTATTAGCAAATTGCTTGATCCAAGTTACACTAATAGTATTAACACCAAAAGCAATCTTAGCAACACCAGTATCAATATCTGCGTTAGATTGTGTAGCAGCAAGTTCTAAAGATGCATAAACGTCTGTTCCATCGATAACAATATCAGTAATCTTTTCCGATTTGTTAGAAGATGCAATCTTTCTCTTGATTGCAAAGTTACCACTAGTATCGATAGATGCAATGAAAGCATCATACGGTGCACCAGAGTTAGTATTGGTATATCCTCCAATAATGAATCTAGTATCAGAGTATTTCTTAATAGCAGTGATAAAGTCACCACGAGTAGAACCAGAGATACCTGCATAACCTTTTTGGAAGGTTAATGCTGCACTTAGTCCGTTTGCTGCTTCAGTATACTTACAAAGAATAACATCAGGGTTATAAGAGGAAAGAATAACACTATTTGGACTATTTTGACCAACAACCCAGATACTCTTACCATCAACATACAACTTGAGGAATTCAGAGTCTTGTTGACCACCTGGAAGTTCTAAGGATGCTTCCCATTCCTTAACACCTGTAGCAGAGAGTTTTGCAATGAATGCAACATCATTAGATGCAGCATCATAAGTTTTACCGCAAATATAAGTTTCTTTAGAATCATTAATGTATACATCACTGATCCTCACATAGTTTCTATTAGTAAACTTAGCGACATAGTAGTCTGCTTTTTTGAAGACTTGAGGATGTGAAAGGATAACTCTAGGATTACTTGTGTATCCATAACCAGAGTTGATAATATTGACATTTTCAATAGAACCAACAGAAGTTACAACTGCTTCAAGTCTACCACCAGTTCCATTACCATCGATAATGATAGTAGGAGGAATATCAGTATTATAACCAGATCCAGTTTGATTAACTACAATCTCTTCAATACCTTTAAATTGACGAACAACAAATGTCTTATTAGTGCTGTCCATGACAGGAGTGTAGTCAATAAAGACACTATCACCTGCTTGTAAGTTGTGAGGATTGACTGTAGTAAGAACACCGAAGTTATTACCACTTACATTTTCAAATGTATATGCTTCAACCGCTTCACCTTTAATTCTAGAAATACGAGCAGAAACACCACTACCATCGGTATCAGTATTGTCAAAGATTAGTCTATCATTAACCTGATAAGATATACCTGGGTTTTCAACTGTAAATCCAGTTACAGAAGCATCTTCAAACTTAGTAGTTGTTTCAACTTCAATATCAACCTTAGAGTCAAACTTGACTTTGGGGAAGTAATCAAATAACTGTAATGGTGACTCTTCAAAGACCTGATCGGGATCAGCAGTCTCATCCGCTTCAATAACACCACTTCTATCTTCGTCTTCTATATCAAATAGTAATACATCTCCATTCTCTAGTGTTAGAGCGTTTGTAGAAGCATTGGGTGCCCTCTCAACGTCAATATCAACATTCTCATAAGGATCACGATATCTAACAACACCAGTAGGAATATTTTGCTGTTGTGCACTAGCATTCAAGTTCCAAGAATCAACAACAGAGTTGAAACTAGGACCCATAACATAAGGGAATAATGGATTACCATCGTCAGTTGCATCAATAGTAACGAAGTAAGAATATCTACCTTCGGGATACTCAGGAGTCTTACAGAATCTACCGTTATACTGATCTAATGCACCAAGACCGAACACATACTCATAGTCCTCAACAAATTTACCTGCTGCCTCAGCAGATAGTAAAGGACCTGCTGTTCTAACAGGATTTGGGTTAGAATCTACATTATAAACAAGATTTGTCTTTAATCTATATGAAGTATTAAGTTTTTGGATCGCAGATGACTGATCAGTAGGATCAGAGTAACCATAAGGACCGTAAATTGGGTTACCATCAAATGCCCAACCAATAATAGGAGAGTGTAGTAAACCATCTTCCTGTTCTTTGATTACGCCTGATGCATTTTCAAATAAGTTGTCACCAAGAATATATCTTAGTGTTTGAGGGTTTGATAAGTGAGCATACTCACCACCATACTGATTATTAAATCCTTCAAAGACAGAACCCTTAGCAGTATCAAATGTAGTAGTTGATTGTAAGTTATAAGTCCATTCAAATACGTTTGCAGTAAAAGTTGCTTCAGAACCAACAGAGTTCAAGTTAATGATAGTTGTTCCTTGAAGATATCCAATACCTCGGTTAATAATAGAAATGCTTGTAACTCTACCTGCATTTTCACCATCAGTATCAATAGATGCTCTAGCAACAGCACCAAAACCTTCACCCTGAATAGTAATTTCAGGAGCAGTTGTATATCCAGAACCTGCAGAAATAATAGCGATCGAAATAATACGACCATTCTGTACAATTGCCTGTGCAACAGCACCACTACCAGAACTTAACGATACCGTAGGAGTAGAAGTATAAGAACTACCACCTGATCCAACGGAAACAGACTGAATAGGACCACGAACAGATGCAGTTGCTGCAGCACCAGTACCACCGCCACCAACAACAGTAATAGAAGGTTGTGAGGTGTATCCACTACCACCTGAGTTGATTAGAATTCTAGAGACAACCCCTTTTGTAATAATAGCAGTTGCAGACGCTCCAGAACCGCCTCCACCAACGATAGAGACTAGAGGAGAAGAAGTAAACCCAGAACCCCCTGTAGATACAGTAATTTCATTAACAGAACCGTTAACAACAACTGCAGCAGTTGCACCAGTTCCTCCGCCACCACTGATAGTTAATACAGGTGGAGAGGCAGCATCATATTCTTTACCTGCATTTGTAATAGCAACGCTAGTTACAGCACCAAAGGTTTTCTTGAGAGTTGACTTATAAGACCAGATAGAGACGCCATTAACCCAAGTTCCGATAGGACCTGGAGAAACAGTATTCTTTGTAGAAATTGTTGTAGAAGTAATCGGGAAACGATTCAACTTACGTTGGTTTCCTGGAAGCAGAGCAGATCCTGGGAAAGGACCAATATTATAGTTTGGAATACCTGTAGATGCTAGGTATGCATAGTTTGTATTGAAGAATGAGTTTTGAACGTTAGTCGTATAAGGACCAATAGCATTCAATACAGCAGTACTTGTAGACTTACCTTTGTTCAAGTCAACAGATACTAAAATGTTACCCTGTGGTACCACAGTTGCGGGTTGGGGTAACTGATACTGGAATACTGTTGCACTATCCCTAGATGTTACAAGGAATGTTCCATTATAGATGATTGGGTTTGCACCATAAACTGTAACCTGATCACCAACCAATAAACCGTGATTGTTTGAACAAGTAATAGTTGCAAACCTATTATTAACACCTCCAAAGACAACTGTAGAGACATTGATAAGTTTTTTGACGTTATATAACCATGTAGTTAAATGAGGATCAATACTAGTTCCACCTAACTTAGACACAGCGAGTTTATCGCCAGGTAAGTAGTATGAACCAGTGTCAGTAAGAACAGTTTGCTGTGCATCAACAATACCAACAACATTTAACACTACTTCTTGAGTAGTTCCTCTATTCACATATACCGTGAAGTTAGAAGCAACTTGAGTTGCAGAATCCCAGTCTTCTACAATACCGTTTGCAGAACGAGTACATTCGATGAACTGGTTGAGTGATTTCTCTTTATACTGTACAAGTTCAGTTGTTGTACCACCACCGATGACAAACTCACCATTTCGTTCTGGCCAACCAATTGTAGAGTCAACCGTAATGATCGAATCAGTTTGATTGAGAGGTTCAGCAAGTTTTGTCTTATATGGTACGGTAAACGTCCCAACAATAGTTTCTTCTGAAAGAACAAGTTCAAAGATCTCTACATCAGAGGTTTTGATTGAAATATAGTTTTCAACTAAGGCACTTGCAGCAGTTACATTAGGATCTGCAATATCTGCTTCTTGAGTTAACAAACCATCTCTAATATTCTCAGCATTACCACTTACTAGGGTTGCACGCAAAATTGTGTCGATAGACCAAGTTGCTGCAGAGGGTTTGATGATTTGGTCTTTTGGATATGTGACCGTAACAGTTTCACCGTAAAGTAACTTGAACAGATAAGCAATACTGAACGAAGTACCTTTAGATGAATAAAAATCTTTAATAGTTTTGATCGATGTACGAACATCAATCTTAGAGTAGTCAAGTTCTGGAACATCAGGTAAGAACTGTTCTGTATACTTGTCTAGTAGTCTCTTAACAAATAGTGCATCCAAACACTTAACGCTTGAACCAACCGCTGCAGATGCTGCTGTAGTGTTATTACTGAATACTGCATTACCTGTTTCAGTGTACTTAGTAATACCAGATGCTGCTCTCGCACATCCAGTAAATGCTGCCTTGTTGTATCCTTTACCTGACTCAGTAACTACGAAACCTGTGACTTCATTAAGACCAATTTCAACAGATGCTTTTGCCTGAGGAGGTGCTTGGATTACAATCTCAGGAGGATTAGCAGCAGAGTAACCGCTACCAAAATTAGTAATATTAAGATCAGTAATTCGACCGTTGAAAATAGAAGCAACCGCAGTTGCGCCAGTACCACCGTTAGTTCTATTATCTACAATATAAACAGAAGGAACATCGTCATATCCGCCACCACCATTAAGTAATTCGATTCTGATGACTCTACCATCACCATCAACAACAGTTTGTAATACTTGTGCACCTACAGGGTCTACAATCGCAACTCTAGGAACAGTTGTATATCCTTGTCCTGCATTTAAGATTGAAATGCTAGTAACCTTACCTTCAGTAAGATTTGCTCTTAATGCTGCCTTAATTGGGTTTGAACCAGTTGATTCATCAATATAAACAGTTGGAGCAGTAGTATAACCAAAACCTCCGTCAGTAACAGGGATTGATGTTACCTGTTCATTAGTAATAACTGGAGTACCCAGTTTTGCCCCACCAGGTTGAACAAAAGTAATTCTAGGAGTAAAGGTATAACCAGAACCAGAGTTAGTAATGCTCAGTGCAGTAACTGAACCGTCAGTAACCGTTGCACTAATAGTTGCTTGACTAGAACCAGTTTTAGTAGGAGATTGAACCTGCACAACAGGAGGGTTAGTCGTGCTGTAACCCCTTCCACCCTCTAGTAGGGTGATTGACTTCAAACCGTTAACAAGGGCAGTTGCAGCAGCACCTGAACCTTGCTCAGAGTCAATGCTAACTTGAGGAGGATATTCAAAGCGATATCCAGTACCAATAGCACTAGATGAGACACTTGTTAGAAGTCCATTATCATTAATACGAGAAAAACCAACTGCACCACTACCGAAAGACGGAATAGGTGCCTCAATTGCATGGATTGATAAGAAACGACCGTTAAGGGGTGCTACTTTAAATACAAATTGATCTTCATCAATAAAGTAATCAACTTTAGGAACTAAGAGACGATTATCATAAATGACATTCAAATACTCTTCAACTTCTGGTTCATACTTAACTCCATTACGAGTTAGACTGAATTGCTTCTTACCATCACCAAAAGCACCAGAAAGATTGTCTAATCCATAAATGGTGTTCTCAACAAAACCGCTAAGATAGAAGATGTAAGTTGAACCTGCATCATCAGCAGGAATTTTGGTTCTAGGTGCAGTAGTGAATACGATATTTGATCCGCTAACTGTATAATCAATATTTGGAACTAAAATATTACCATACAAAGAAACAACCAAATGCTGTGCTGAAGGGGGAGCAATTGGACTGTCTTGAGATGTTATTGCAAATGCTGTAGTGGTACCATCAAAACTGTTGATAAGACTAGCAAGAGTAGTCCACTTAAGTTTTACCTGTTCATATGAAATACCTGGAGAAAGTGAGATCTCTGGAGATTTATCTACACCTTCATAATATATGACTTCATCGCCAACTAGAATAGACCCATTCGTTTCTAGGAAAGGGTTGATACTCTCAACAACGATCTTATCTGAACTATCTGTAATCGCTTCTACAAGCGTTGTCGCACCATCTAGGATACCGATATCGAGTTTGTCGATATCAAGATACTGGAGGAAGTTATTAAGTATATTTTGCCCTAAACCAGTCTTCTCTTGAGATTTGTAATAATACTCAAGAAACTTATTAAACAGAGGATATTCTGATCCAATAAAGTCTGGTGATTGAGACTCAATCGACTGGGAAACCTTATTAATGTTCATCTACGCTTTACGAGAAACAGGTTGATGTGTTTAGACCACCGCTGTTATCAATTGGTGCAACCTCCACAACTGAGGGGGTATCATCAAATATCGTTGGTGTCAAACTATTTAGAGGGACAGAGGCAGGTGGTGTTGTACCAATTGGTGATACTGTTACCTCAGGACTAATAATATTGATAATTGTTCCTGGGGTTGAAGCAGGAATGGTACCACTGTTGGCAGGAATAGTAATAACAGGAATCCTTAGGTCTCCAGGGAGAAGTGATGGATCTGTAACACTACCTGCACCAGTTACAGTGTCTGTGATATTTACTGCCGAAGAAGACGGAACATTTGTTCCTGTACTGATCACATTTACTGGACCAAAACAGATTTCTCCAGTATCATAGTTGACTGTACCGATTGAGTTGTTCGTATATACCTTTTTAGTACCTGTATTATAGAAAATGCGTAGATTTCCATATCCATCGTCTTCAAACTGCTGATCTACTCCAGGACGGTCTGCAGTTCTAAATGTTCCTGATAACAAGACAGGTTCTTTCTTACAAGTACCGTCATCACCATCTTTAGAAGGTGCGGAGTTATAAAGTCCACTACCAGTGCTAATACAGTAAGTATTGGTCTGGTTACTATTTGGTGTAATGTATTTTAGAGTAGTTGTCTGCAGTGAAACGTCAGTAATGGCATTATTAGCAAGAGTGATTGCTTTCTCGTATGCAGAACCTCTAAAGGTTGAGTTGAAGTTATTAATTTGTGTTTGAGTTGCCCAATCATTAATCGATGTCTGAATATCAGTTTTAATCTGTGAGGAACTACTTCCTGCTCCAGTATCGTATAGAGCAAAGATCTTAGTATAGATGTATACGTTATCAGGATCGACTACAACAGGGTCAATCGATGCCATGGCATACTTCCTAAGGTTAGCAGAAATTTCCTTCTTCGTAGCGTCATTTAGAAGGGATCCTGTCTTAGTTTTGATTGCAATAAAGACTTTTCCGTAAATAGGAGGATTTAAACTGTCTCCACCATAAGCAACAACGGAATCCGCATTATCATAGATCCTTTGAGTGATTAAAGCGTAATCTTGCGCTGTAACTGCTCTATATTGAGAAGAGTAGTATCTTGGAGCGTTATATTTGATAGATTCAATACTTTCCGCACCAGTTCCCATCTGAGAACGATGTAAAACCGTTAGAGTTACATCAGAAGTAACAACATTAGTTCCTGTAGCATCTATCGCGGTTCCAACGTAACCAAATGAGTTAACTTCATTTGCTTCCTTGCCAGAAGTCACCAAATACTCGAATTGTACGACTTCTCCGTCTTTTAATGCTCTTCCGACACTATCATCACCAAACCTAACCTCAAAGCGCATATCCTCACCTTCAGAAAGGAAGTATGCGCGGGTAGATGCGGTTAGACCAGTAACAGTGTCTACTTGGTTGTAAATATCCGCTGCTGTGGCAGTCTCGTTTGCTTTTACACTAACTTTGAGTGTTGCAAGGTCTGCTTCTGCAGAAGGGATTGCATATGTTTGTCTTGCAAAGGTATTAACAATGTACTGGAAGTTTACAATTTGTCCTTCGTAGATACAAACCTCAGGAAAGGTACCAATACCTGTAGTGGGACTAACTTCAGCAGTAGTATCTCTTAAAATGTTCCAAACGAAGTTACCACCAGTCGCAATAGAACCTTTCTTCAAGGTAACACTACTTGGGTACACTCCATTTGCTTGAGAAGTCTGAACATCAATTTTTACAGACGCTCTAGATGAAATTACACTTCTAGGAGTGTAATTCATTAACTTGGCAATATTAACGACGTTATCTCTAACTGTAGATGAAGGCAAGAATGCTTCATTCAGTGACATGTTAGCATTGAATGCTGTATAGTAAGTATTATAAGCAAGTGCATCAACCATATACGATAATGCAGAACCATCAAAGTCATAATCCGTAAACTCACTTCGAGTTCTTAGGTATGATTTAATACTTGCTTTGACATCTTCAAAGTCTAGTGCTGTTAGGTTATTCGGTTGCATTATTCGGGTCTCTGTAAGACAAAGGATATCGATTCAACAATGGGCAATCCGACAATCTGATATTCTACCGTTATGTTGATCTTGTTATTCGCATAGATCGGTGTTACATCGACTTCAGTAAGATTTACTCTTGGTTCATGCTGTGTAATGGTATTTATGATCTCTTGCTTAATTGCATCTGCGGTAAATGCATCCAAAGGTTCAAAAAGTAATTGACTTACCCTTGAACCTACAAGAGGTTGGAATGGTTTCTCACCAGGAGAGGTGAGAACCAAGTTTTTAATTGCTTGTTTGATAGCGTTGTCGTTTTTCACACTATAGACATCTTTTGTAAAAGGATTTTTGGTCAAAGCAATATTAAGGTCGTCGAATCTTCGAGACCTCTTAAAGTTTTGACCTTTTATATCCTTTAACGCCATTTGCTAGGTGCTTTAACTTCTTTTTTAGTTTTTGCTTTCTCTATGTAGGCAGTCGAACCGTAATCTGTGACTAGTCCTACAGTTCCATGTGTTTCTAACATGTACTTTGGATCGCGATCGGGATTAATCATTAAAAAGTGTAATGTATACGACATTAGAACTTTTAATGGGGTTGCTATCCCACTTTATTTATCAACTTCCGATGAATACGTCTTTACTTGCTCCTGCAACGACACTCAAACATGGAAATGGAACTGTTTTATTTCCAAATGGATCTGCCATCCTACCTGCACGCTTTCCATTAATGAATACTGTCTTTGTAGTTGCAAAAAGTCTTCGAGCATGACCTGTAGCTGCTTCTCGACCACCTCCGCCTGTTCCAATAGTACAATGCCACGCAGGAGTATTTCTTACCGTGAAACATTTGAATCCTACTGACATAGTAACATGCTGTGTGACTGTAGGATGTGGAATTAAGTTATCCTGATCAATAATAGGGATCTTCTTATTAATTACCACGTTTCTTACAATAGGTTCCAACGGAAGTTGTGCTGTAGGTAACCATGTTGCAAAATTATCCGCAATCTCCATACCCTTTGGTACAATATAAGGTGCAAGAGATGGATGAGGGCAAGGAGATAAGATGCCTCCACCTGGACCTGGGTGCCAGTTGACACCATTTGCTTTACCATGTCCACTACATGTTCCCATGAATAGTGCTGCTGCTTGTACTGACATTACGTTACGTTATAAGGGTTACCGTATCTTTCTGTTGCCTTTGCCATGGTTTGTGATGCATTGGTAAAGTCATTGCGGATAGTCATGTCTCCGTTACAACTCCAATTCTGACAACCAGGTCCTTGAGGAACTTGACCAAAGGGAAATGAGAATGTAGATGATGTAACCGCACCAGTAGTAGCGTCTGTTGCGTCTGCTCTTGTAGTTGCGGATGCGGTACAAGAGAAATGTGCATTTCCTACGTTCTGTTGCGTCACGCCAAGTGAAAGCTTAACCTTTACTTCTCCTCTTCCATCTGGTATAAACTGTCTCATGAAGTATTTAGTGAGGTCAGACGAATATGGCAGTTCTGAAAAGGGTCCACGCACAGTTTCGACGTAAGATTCGTCATAAATGCTAGTTTCAGGGATCACTTCTTGGATTAAACTCTCAATTTGCACCTCATTATCAATTGCAGGTGTTTCCATCAGTTCTCTAGCAGACTTTTTGAGGTCTTGCGCTTCTTTAGACGGTCCAAAGTCAACTGTATCGATACTTTTGTAAGTTTGTGGGGGATTAAGTGTTACTTTTAGTCCTTCTACGTCCTGTCTATTAAAAAGACGCTGCACCATCTCGTCTCTACGCTTATAATTGGGGTCTTTTTTGATTTCTACGTTCGGTTCGTTCCTCGAATACGCCTTTACTGGTTCAACATTTGCTTTTAGTGTCTCATGTTGCGATAAAATTGTCTGAATTGCTGTTTGATCAAGTTCTGGGAACGCATCTACTGCATCTGGGAACGTTTTATAGAACTGAGTGAGGTTATCGAACCCAAATTCGCGCACAGCAGCGTCTTCAACTGTAAAATTCTCTGATTTATGGATATTTGTAACGGAAACTTGTGGAAGATTGCTCTCAACGTACCCGCTTCCTTGATTTGTGACGGTAACATTGACTAAAACCCCGTTTTCAAAGTCACCAACG